AAACTCTATGAAAAACACATAAAAAACGAACTCGGCCATAAATATCTTAATGACATTACACGATTCGACATCGAGAAAATAAAAGCAGAAATGATCCAAAAGGATTACGCTGCTGCAACAATAAATTATATAATCGGGATTATTAAAAGCATTTTTAACCGTGCAGCGGCTTTCGATAAGTTCGACAAGAAGAATCCGGCCGAACTTGTGGAATCCGTTATAAAGGACAATAAAAGAACGCGTTGGCTGACAAAAGAGGAAGCTGAAAAATTGCTTTTTGCGCTTAAAACAATGAAATTAACGGATAAAAAGGCTTTTGCTTATGATTATTATGAAAAGTTCAAAACATCGCAACTTTATGAAATGGCTTTAATAAGTCTATTTTGCGGTTTGCGAGCCAAGGAATTAAGATTTCTTACTGTTTCGGATGTTGACTTCAATACTGGCCAAATATTCATAAGAGATCCAAAAAACAAAGAAAGCCGCTTTGTCCCTATGCCGCAAATCATTTATGCGCTTCTTAAACAACGAATTGATAATATTCCGGGGCTTGAGCTAAACGATTATTTATTCCGGGCTAATAATGGGGATCAGCTTCCGGAAATATCCGATCAGTTCTATCGGATTGTCGCTCGGCTCGGTTTCAATGATAATATTGTAGATGACCGGCAAAAGGTTGTTTTTCATACCCTCCGCCATACTTATGCGAGTTGGTTAATTCAATCCGGCGTTCCTAAATATGTTGTTAAGAAATTGCTTGGCCATAAAAAAGATGAAATGACGGATCGATATGCGCACCTTGCCCCGGATAACTTTAATCAGGCTGCGCAAATTATAGATAATTCATATATGTTAGCGATTCCCTCGACTTCCGGAAGCTAATAGCTTTTGAATTTCTATTTGCTGAATTAAATGATCCTCAATGCCTTTGTTTATAACGCAGCGGAAACGCGGCAATATCTTATAATCTTCTTCAAATGAAAGTTTCATATTTGTTATAAAATCGGCCAATTCTTCCCCACGTTCCCCGGTTATTGATAAAGAATGTTTTTGCCTTGGCAGAAATGCACCCCAAACACCATTTACGCGCATGATATAAACATCTTTCTTTTGAAGTTCCTCATGGCGTTTAGCATCTCTTTCCTGTTCTTCCGGAGGATAATCCGGAAAAGGAATTCTTAATTGTTTATCTTTATTTTGTGTCATTTACACCACCGAATCAGTATAAAACAGGCTTAATTTATTGAAATAAAATGATTTTTATATGTCATTAGATGTCATTTAAAATCGGTGGTTATTTCCATTTTGGAAACAACCTATTTCCGGCAGATCTCTAATTCCTGACGGAGTTTATCAACACGCCCAAGCCATTCCCAAGTGTTCGGAATTTCCGAATAGTTGATTTTTTCGAGTTCTGCTGCAACTTTTTCGCCGGCAACTGGCCAAACAGGGCAAAAATCAAAAGATGTCCTGACGCATGAGCTGCAAAAGCTGATCGCGATTAGCGTTAGGCTTGCTATAAATAGCCGCTTTTTCCTTTTCAACATATTTAATAACCTCGACTTGTTTTGTGATATATTTGAATTTTTGGTTGTTTTGGCCTGTCCAATACCCACCGCCGAAAGCAATAGCAAGACAAGCAAAAGCAATAATTAAAATATAAAATTTACTCATAGCAGCCCCACAACAAAACCAAAAACAGCACCATGGCAGATTTCTGCACAATTTTTAGGCTCATTTAGTGTTATATATTTTAGGATAGTGCTGTTATATAATTTCGGACATTTATCGAATACCCAATACCAAAACAAATAAATCGGGTACATACAAAAAACTAGAATCCACCAAAGCCAAGACGGATATACAAACAACGCCGGCAAAACGCCGATAAAATTCCTCATTGCGCTATATATCCAATCGTAAACGCCATAATATTTATGAATATGGCATTTATTCGGCAAAATCCAATTCAAAAACTCGACGATCCAATTACAAACAACCCGGAACCAGCGCCCATAACTATCCCGATTTTGGACAGGGCTTAAACCGGCATCAATAATTTCTCCGACAGATCTGCTCCAATATTGAATAATGATCCACACAGCCACCGCCGCAGCAATCGCAACCGCTGTCCAATCGTTACCAGTTCTCAATTGTAAAGTTAAAACGACAACCGCAATAATTGTTTGTAAAGTTCTGCTTACATATTTTTTGAATTTGCCCTCGCCGTATAATCTACGCCACAAGGCCCAAAAGATTGAACTTATCATATCTCGAATTTCCCTGTTTTAATTGTGTTTGCTATTCTTTTCGCTCTTTTGCCGGTTTGCTTGGCATAAGTCGAATTTAGACACTCAAAAGAGGCCTTTTCCCAATTTTCTTCACGCATTGCCTCAAGCATGAGCCGGAATTTAAGCAAACCCTTAATTCCGAGATTAAAAGCCATGTCTAAAAGCGCATATTGGCGCTCGCTATCCAAAACACTAAAAAAAGGAATGTTTTTCTTACATTCCTTTTCAACTCTTTCAATATCATGCCTTAGCAAATAAAAAGCGGCATTTTTCGTTATTCCATGCTCATAATCGCCGATAATCTTCAATTCTTCCGATGTAGGCGGATTGGTTTCCAAATTCCGGCCAACGCCAATCGTCCAAAATCCGGCCGGGCATTTATAAGGCATCAGCTTACAACCCTCATGAAGAATAAAACGCGGCATTAGTTCATTTATCGTTAGTTTTTTTTGTTCGTTTTCTACCATTGATTTTAACTCCTGTCTTTTCTTTGATTTTCTTAACAGCGAATTGAGTAAGAACTCTAAAAACTTCATTTCCTGTAATCCTGTAACAATTCTCAAATACCGAATAAAGCTCAATACCACAAATTAACGTGCAACCTACTTTTGCCAAATAGCAATCAATAAATGTTAGCATATAGACGTCAATTCCTTGTAAAAGGATAACTGACACCGAATACATAAGAAATTTGATAACCGTTCTTTGTAAACCGTGAGAAGTGATTATTTTTCCCTCTTGAATACTCGCCCAAACACCGGTAATCAAATCAACGCCGATAAAAATAAGCAACCATAAAATCAATGTGCTAATTGGCTCCATAAAGCCCAAAATGCAGGCTAAGCTATATGACCATATTCTGTTTATATCTAAGAATTTCAATTTAAACCTCCATAAAGAAAAGGGGCTTATTCTGCCCCTTATTTATCCAAGCGGACATATTTTAATAATACTCCGCCGGTTTGCACCGCTCCATTTTGAAGCGTTGCACCACCACCCCATTTATAACTTGAATTTGAAGCTCCGCCGGCTGCATTTCCCCATAATGTCGTTCCGGCTCCACTATTGCCACTCACTGACTTTCTAACATTAACAATATCCAATCCATTAACGGAAACAGATCCGCCACCTCCGGCCGAACCTGCTCCGGCATTTCCGCCGGCATTACAAGTCAAAACAACAGTATTATTTATTTTAATGCTGCTTGCTGCGCAATTTCCTCCGGCCGTTATTGTGACGGTTGATGTTTGCGGTAAATAAAAAACGCCCTCCCAAGTCGCTCCGGATCCACCGCCGCAGCTCCAACTATATTTTCCGGCAAGCCATTCCGCTTTATTTCCACCGCCACCGGTAAGACATAAATCATAAACGCCGCGTTGCAAAGTTAAAGTCTTGCTTGAATTTGTAAAACTGGCCAAAGTGCTACCGGGTTGATATGGATTATATTGATAAACCAATTTTCCGTTAAAATAAGCTCTTTTAATGGCCTTAAGCGGAGAATTCGGAGTTGCCTTAAAATAAAGGCCATGTTTCCCGATTTCTGAGGCTTTCTTTTGATTAAAATAAAATGTCATCAATCCTCCGGAACAACATACAAAACACCGGCAACCGGATTTTGCGGCTCGTCATCCGTTTCTTGAATTTTAGCATCCAAAGCAGCCGAGCATTGATTTACACTCTCGCTCACAGCGTCAAGCTGCGACTTATTAACAGCATCAGAATTGACTATCGCATTAGCCACATTTTTAACCCGGAAATGTCCGGCGTTAAATTCACCTTGCATCTGGACGCTGCCGCTTCTAAGAAAGCATTGGGATAATCCGTCCGCAAAATTATTATCTTCTTCATCTGCGCGTTCTGCGACAATATCGATGTTATTTTCTCTATCTTCCTCCCAACAATGTAATCGTTGGAAATTGCCGTTATTATCAAATGGCATATTGTGTTCTTTTCTCCTTTTCAGTTAATTGTTAATAAAAAACGGCAGACCTTACAGCCTGCCGCGTTAAAATTATTCATCTTTCAAAGCATCGGCCAAGGCTTTAGCGCTTATCAATCTTGAGTTAGCGCCTAATCCTCTGGCATTTCCTTTTAAGATGTTTGTTATTACTTGCTGATATACCGGGGATGTGAGAATATCAACGCTTTCTCCGTTACCATCAAGCAACTTTTGAGCAGATTTTTTATAATATCCGGAACTTAAACGACCTAAAATGGCATCTAACAACGCACCTTTAGCAGCTCCGGCGCTTTCATACTGCTCACGCAAGAAAATCCGGCTTGCTTCCGGCGTTGTGAGTTTATTTTCAGAAATGCCGGCTAATTTAATCAAACGATTAAACGCAGTTTCATTCTCAGACAATTTATTCATAAATTTCTTATATGTATTATTGTATTTGTCGTTGCTAATAAACTCTTTTAAGATATTTTGATAATTTTTAACCTCTTTGGATAAATTCTGCTGCGGTTTTGAATTATACAAAATATTTTCTTTCAAACCTGACTTAAAAGCCTTACGCCGCATGATATAGCGGTCAATATCTTGCTCAGTCATAGGACCTTTAGGACGGCCAAAATCAATGTCGGAATATTTAATATTGCTAGGCTTATATTCTCGACCGAGATTATAAAGATAATCCATATCTTTGGCCTGCTTAACAATTGCATCATACGGCTTTATTCCCGCATTTTGCAAAGGCTTTTCCATTGCCTCGCGGACTTTCATTAAAAGATATGTGTCCTCTGTCGGCTCAACTTTTAAGCCTTTTGTTATGAAAGATTTATTGATTTTATCGTTAATGAGCTTTTTAGCTTCATTTATATGAGCCAAACCAAAAGGAACGGATCCTTTCGGAGCGCGTCTTAACCCCTCTTTGATTGCATCGTCATATTCATCTTGCATAAAATCGTTAAAATCACGCGGATTTTTAACAAAACCGGTTTTTTTATTCATGTTTTGATCAACATAATTCCCGTAAATCTTCTTAGCGTCCTCAATAGCCTTTTGCGTGTCTATTTTTTCGCCAAGATGACGTTCAACCTCTTGAGCCGTACTTTGGTTAATATTGTTAGCAACATCAGAAGTATCGCGAATAACAGCTTTTGCAACGTCATCGTCAATTTTTGCACCTCTCCGGACAACTTTAAGCGCGTCCGTGTCATTAACAATATTTTCAAGCCCTGTCTTAAAGGTTTGATATGTTCTTTTCGGAATGCTGCGCAATCCCTCGAAAAGAATGCCACCGCCTAAATTCGTGATAATTTTTCCGATAGTGCTTTCCGGATCAATAGCCCCCTCAGTAAAGCCACCGGCAGCAACCGGAGCGATTGACGATAATTCCGGAGCAAGTAAGGCTTGAGCAACTTTGCTTGTTTTGCTTGCCCCTTTACCTAAAGCGCCTACACCTTTCAAGGCCTTACCGGCACCAACCATAGACCAAGCAGCTCCGGCATCTTCCGTTGCTTTATTTATAGCTCTGTTTAAGCCACCAATACCGACAGAATCCGCTCTTTCTTGCAAAGCCTGTTTGCGTTCTTTAGCCCCATCAACAAGATTATCATAACCGCCGAATGTTGCACCGTTAGCAACTCTTTCCAAACCGGAAATAGTTCCCTCGCCAAAGCCTGAATTAAAATCATCAATGGCCTGCATTAAGCGAAACCAACCTTTTCGATTATAAGCGTCTTTTGCAGCTTGGATTTTCGCTTTCTGCTCATCAGTTAAAACTAATGCAGGGGAATTATCAGAATCTTGCGGCAACGCATTTTTTTGCTGTTTTGCAAATTCTTTCATAGCATCCAAGGACGATCCATTCGTTAAAAGCCAAGCATTAACCTGTTGCGGCGTATATCCTTTTGCTTTTAAGTTTCTTGTCCCTTGCAACAATCTTTCATTAGATAAATTTTCCATTATATATCATCTCCAAAAGCATCGTTATTGGTTGGAATTTTTCCGCTGTAAGCGTTAGAAACCTTAGAACGCTTTAATATTTCATCTTCTGCATTTTTAATAATACGCTCCCAAGCGCCCTCAATTTGAGCCGGTGTAAATTGCGTTATATCGCCGGCGACAACACTTTTAAGGAATTTAATATCATTATCACTCTTAGGACCGGATAATTTTTCAGCCTGATCCAAAGTTTGAGAAGCTGCACCGGATTGCAACCATTGACGCGCCTTTTGTGCATCTTCATCTAATAGCTCTGTCGGCATACGACGATCAACAAAACCGGCCAAAACATTTTTATTAGCACCGACTTTGGCTTTTCCTAACATTTCCTTTGTTTGAGCATAGGTATTTTTAAGATTTTCAAGGTTAATTTGAGCATCTCGCAAAGCAAGCTCATTTTCTGCATAATCTTCCCCGAATTTCTCGCTAATCTTATCAGTTCCTTTTTTACCCAATTCAGGAACAATTTGCCCAAACGCAGGATTTTGCCCGGCAAAGACTAAGGCTTGGGCTTGTTCTCTCGGAACACCGTTAGCAACCAAATATTCAATATTCTGCTGCGCTGCTGTCCCTGCTTTACCCTCTAATGAATGCTTAAGTTGAGCTAATTTCAAAGAATTGGCCAATTGTCTGTCTTGAGCTTCTAAAGCCCATTGATGATTTCTTTCTGCATCAGAAAGCGACCATTCGCGCTGCTGATTTAATTGATCCATCTTTAATTTATTGGCCATTGCTCCGGTTGGATCATAAGCCGAATAAGCGGCGTTAATATCATCAGGATTCCCGGATTGCAAAGCATTAACTAAGGCTTGTTTTTTAACATTGTCCTGATAATCGTTAATGCCTTGGCCGATATTATTCATCAATTCAGACCAATTAACTCTTTGTTTGGCCGGCGGCGTGTACATTCCTGCCGTTTTGATAATCTCATTTGAACGATTAAAATTTCTCATTTTATTTAAAACTCCTAAAAAAGCCGCAAAACACGAGGTTTCACGGCTTTACCATACTTAACTTTATTGATTAAGAATAATATCCGCCAACACCGCCGATAATACCTCCGGCAACGGCTCCCCAAGGACCGAAAGAAGATCCGGCCATTGCTCCGGAAGTTGCTCCGTTCAAAGCTCCGCTAAGTCCGCCTTTTTGCTTCTTTTGCGATTGTGCTTGATTGAAAATAGAACTAACAAGGTTTGCTTGCTCCATTTTCTTATCATAACCGCTCATGCTGTTAGCAAGCAAATTCCAGATGTTTCCAATATATCCGGTTTGTGCGCTGTTTGCAAAACTAGCAGTGTTTAAGCTGTCATTGAGCGATTGCGTAAAGGCATTTTGACCATTCAAAACAGAATTATAAGCCGCCTGATTGGTTGCATCGTTCTGATTTGTTTGTAAATCATTCATTGCGCGTTGATAGGCTTCACTTCCAACGGTTAAGCCTTGGTTAATCAAGCGATTATGTAAATCATTTTTCTGCTGCTCATAAATTGGCTGCGTTTTATCAAGATATGCTTGAAAAGTTGCGGCTTCTGCTCTTTGGCGAGCATCATCCGAACCGTCAACGTTCCAAACCCAATCCCCAAGATTGGAATTGCCGCTCATTTCGTTAGCTTTTGTTTCAAAATTCTTCAAAACATTGTCATAATTCTTAGTGTCGACACTATTAACGGCAGAAAGCGCCATCAATAAGCCGGGGTTAATTTTTGCCATAATTTTCCTCACTTTCCTTAAATAATGCCGCTGCCGCTCTCAAAGCGTAAGCCGGTATCATACCAAGATATTGAATTTCCTCTTGTCTTTGTCTTAAAGACAATACTTGCCTTAAAGCCGGTTGCTGATATAGCAACCCATTGGCTCCGGGGCGTTCCTCTTAAACAAGCCCATTTTGTCCCAGACGGATGAGCTAGCGAACTCCATTTTGCGACATTCCATAATGTTCTATCTGCTTTATCGGCAATATCATAAGAATATTCGAGATTTCTATCGTTATAATCCATATTCAAATAAACGGTTAAGCCGTAAGCCGTGAAAGAAGATGTTCTTGGATTGATCATCTGAATTCGCTTCAAATTCGGAGTTCCCAAATTTGTATAAGCCTGCTCAATATGGCCAACAATCGGTATTGTTTGATCAGAATATCCGTCATCATAGCGATAAACGCCATTCCGCCCGCCAAAATAAATATAATCATTGTGTAAAGACCAACACCGGGAATCTATCCCGGTAAATCTGCACCAAGCACCTGTATTCAAATTAACAACGTGTTGCTCATACGACACATTGTAAGGAACATTAAATATCGCATAGCCACCGCGGCCATAGATTATCCCTTGCCATCCATCTTTTTGTTTACCGTATTTTGTTCGATCGAGTACTAAATTTCTGATTTTGTCGCTAAATGCTGCCTGACTGGCGTTTGCTTGCCCTAAAGGTAATGTTCGAGATAATGGCAAGTAACCGTCAACGGTAATAATGATTATATCGCCCTGATAAGGCACAACGCAATTATAACCAATTGGCTTACTGATTTTATATGATCCTCTTAATGACCAATTGCTTGCGCTGTCCGGATCATAACCGGAATAAACTAATGCTTCTCCCTCAGATGTTAAGAAAACGGTTAAATCGTCAATTCCTTGCCCGCCGTCTTGCGTCCAATTGGCAATAGCAACCAAATGACCACCAAACCGCGCCACTTGAGAAAGATCAAATGCTTTTAATGTACCGGAAATATCGCCGGCATTTGATGAATACCAAACTTTTAATGTTCCGGCTTCAATAAACCAAACGCGAGATTTTGAAACACCGCCATTGATAATTTTTGCAGCGGTTAGATTTGTGCCTGAAAACCCCCAATCTTCCAAAACTGGATTATAAACGCCCAAATAAAAAACCTTTGGAGCTTCATGCCCATTCATGAAGAATAATCTGTCTTTATATTGAAATGTTTGACACCGTGAATCCGTAAATGTCACATTATCAAACTTTTCAGGCTCATGACCGGAAACGTTATAACAATAATCCCCGGCGACAGCTAATAAATAATTCCTGTCCTCGCTTTTATATTCGACCAATGTATTAACTTCTTCGTTTAATTCCGCCCATAAAGTATAACCGGCCCTAAGCGTGACTTTGGTATCTCCGGGATAGTAATTATCCATAATAATAGCTTCATCCGGCGACATAGCATCTAAACTATCTCTAGCATTTAGGCCGCCCATTGGCGCCGGAATGCTAATATTCATCGATTTATTCGCACGATTGACATTCCGTTGCTGCATTTATAAATACTCCGCCTAAATCATTGCCATCAAATATATTTCCGGCTAAGTTAATGTCTTGAGAAGCTCTTTCGGATCCAAAAGTCCGACTTAAAGCCCTCTCATAAGTGTTAAATTCTTCTTGGTAATCCATACCGTTACGGCGTAACCACCGCCAATAAATTCCCTTTTTAACAAGTCTGTAATCAAAAATAGGAATATCCGTGTTTTTCGTAAAAGCTGATTTTTCTTGATAACCGCTCGTTGGATCATAAACAATCGCATTTGAGCGGTACATAAATACAATCTTATAATCGCCTGGCGCCGACAAAAAGCGAATTAAACCGTTTTGAAATAAGAATTTTATATCTAAAGACGGACAATTAAAGACTTTTTCTTTCAAATATTGTTCCGGCGTTATTGAGCCGATAACTTTATCTTGCGTATCAACAATATAAATTGTTTCGTTCATCAAGCAATAAAAGTCATCGCAAAAATCCCTTATATTATAATCTTTTTGGTGGCAATTAGTTAATAAACGACCTTGTCTTATACTATCGCGCCAATCTCCATATTCTAAAAGTTCATCCAAAGTTTCGGTTGCGATGCTCTTAAAAATATTTTCATGTTCTGATTGTCCGGAAAACAAATCTTTCGGGCGAGCGACCGCAGCCATATCCGCCACTTCCTGACAAATTTCAAGAATATTCTTCATTTAAAACCTCATAAAAAAACAAGTGAGCCTCCCCACTCCCAAAAGAGGCCCATAATAAAAAACTTAGTTAGTTTTTATTTTTTGATGTTTTAGCCTTTTCATTTTCAGCAACTAAGGCTTCAAATTCGGCTTTCCCTTTTGCTAATTCTGAGCTTAAAGCCTCAATTTTAGCAGATTTTTCGGCCAATTCGGCTGTCAATTTAGCAATTTCTTCCGTTGCTTTTTCAATTTCGGCCTTATATTCAGCTTCTTTCTTTTCAAAATCAGCAATAGCACCGTTATCCTTATTTATTTCTAAGAATTTAACAGCAAGTTTCTTTTCACGAGATAGCTTTAATTCAATAGCCCGATCATCTTCCAACCTTGCTAAGGCTTCAACCGTGAAAATACCGCGATATTTTAATTTTTCAATTTCGGCAGATGTCAAAAACGCAAATTGTGATAATTCGTGTCCGTCTGTCACTTGTTTTCTGCCTAATTGATAGCGAGCATATTCAATAGGAAATCTTTTTATCTTTTCTTCTGTTGCCGGCTGATCAAAAATATCAGTAGTATTATCAGCAAAACGGATTTCAACATAAGTAACGGTTTTAATAACTGGCATACCAGATTCATCGACTTCATCCGTTTTGACGGCCTTATCATAAAAGCGAGCAAAACAACCATCATTCGGATTTTCTTGTTTAATCATTTTTTGAAATGTTGAAAAATCAATATCTTCCATATTTTATAATCCTTATAAAAAAATACAGAGGGGAAAATCCCCCCTGTATTTGTTAATTTTAGTTAGAACCAGATCCGGAAGCGGATGCAGCATCAATCAAGACACCTTGCAATTCTGCATTGCTCATTGTCATATTGCCGGCCCAACCAACAATCTGATATAAAGCATCTTGATTTACAGCCAAACGATCGCCGCCGATAACTTCCATATTTCTATCTTTGTGAGGACGCAGATAGAGATATTTTGTATTCAAGAAATACATATGTTTATCCGGACAATGTCCACCCTCAAAAATAACCTGAGCAGATTTGAATTTTAAGTTTTCAAAACCGGCTTCGGCTAATTTTGCGTCTGTGAAACGTTGGAACTGAGTTAATGAGTTGTCAAACAAAGAATACATATCATTGCTTGCAACAATAACATCCGGATGTTCGCCATTTCGGCATAATTGCAACCACATATCATTCATTGCTTTACCGATTGTTTGAACGGTTAAAGCAGATGCAGCAGTTGTTGATTTATTCTGCCAAAATTCATTTCCGCTAGTTGCGCGGTTAATACCGCCAACAGTTCCGGAAGTCGGATCATCGGCGACCAAATATTTCAAACCGCCAATTTCCTTACCGCTTGTGCCTGTACCATCGCTATATAAACCAGCAGCGAGTTTATTTTTCATTGTTTTGAAAGCGTTTTCGACGCGCTTATCAAACAAATTCATAATACGTTCGCCACCGGAGTTTTTCAATAAATCCTCTCCGGAAATAGCAACAGGAACAGCGCATAATTTCAATGCATATTCGGCAGCCGTAAAGAGTTGTTTTGGGCTGTAAGTAATGGAATCGTAACCAGAATACCATTTTAAATCGCCCTCATCATACTCTAATTCTTCTAAAATTTTAGAACCACCGTCAATCGTTTTAAGATTTCCATGGCTTTTCATAAATGTTAACAACGCGTTGTTTTCAGAAACGTTATCGGCCAAGTGTTTGGTACGATTTTTCAGCGTTGTTGTTAAAATATCATTATAATCGCTATTTGGCATTATAATTTACTCCTTAAAGTTATTCTTTCAACAAATTACGTTTAGCAAACTCCCGCTCTAAGATTTCACGAGTTGACAAACCGCTATAATCAGGAACGGCTTTGCTCTTTGGATCAAAACCGGCTGCGGCAGCTTTATCTGCCTCAATGGTTTTGTTTTTAACTTCTGTCTCAATTAACTTTGTACGGACTTCCGGATTTAACCAGATAGCCTGATCATAGGCCTCTTTTACATTTTTAGCCGATCCGGAATTGAGCAACTGGCCCATAATTCCTTTTACAGCTTCAAAATGCGGATGTACGGAATTGCCTTGATCATCTTTTTCATTAACAAAATCTTGAATGGCTTGCATTGCAGCATTTTGCTGCTGATTGGCCAAATATTGAGCTAATGTGTTAGTCCGTTCTTCCATTAAAGCCAATTTCTGAGAAACTGGATCTGAGGCAGAATTTTCTGTTTGTGGATCAGCACCAAAATTGACATTATAGCTTTTTGCCAAACTCTTAATGATTGTTGTTGGATCGTTATTCAGCATATCATAAAATTTAGCTAAATCCCCAATCCAAGCCTGCGGATTATTATACCCGGAACGGCTTAACGACTCTTTTCTCGAGTTATAAGCATCATCAATCCATTTTTGCTGACTTTTGTATTTGCTGAATCCTTGCTCGGTTTCTTTTTCCCTTTGATGCAGATATTTCCGCATTTCGGGCGGTAAAGTCTTAAAAGTTTCAGCATATTCTTTTGCATAACTTGCAGGAGCGGTCAAATATTCATCAACGGTTGAGCCGTTTTCGTTAATTTGTTCTCCATTATTTCCGGACGTTTGATTTCCCTCATTGGGCGGTGTCATCTGTCCGTTTTGTTCGTTTTCATTCATTCCATATCATCCTTTTGTAATTATTTAAAAATTCAGCCCAAAGGCTATCCCTTTGAGCTTTTTCTTTCCGAGCATTGACATTTTGTCGGTATCTCTCGGAATAATCCTGAGCTAAAGCGCAACCGCTTCGGCTCAGAAACTTGTCAATATCTGCCGTACATTCAGCAATTGAACCATCCGGCAGTTCAAATTCTTTAAACATCTTCATTTTCCCATTTAGACGGTTTTGGAAACATTATGGCCAAGGCATTCATTGTTTCGCGCATACTCATATCAGAAGAAGAAAAGCACTTTGTCGGGCTTTTATCCTGAAAATCTTTGCTTTTGCAGTCCGGAACCCTGACGCCCTCACAAAATAGATTGCCGTATAAGCATCTTGGCGAATAAGGCTCAAAAAAGTAATTTTCGAGCTTATTATATAATTCGCCTTTAATGCGTATCGGACAATGAACGCCATAATGCTTTATTGGCTTGTCAATACTGGCAAGAAAATTCCGGGTATTGACTATAATCTTTTGATAATCGTTAATCGGTGTCGCCGGCATATCTCCGCGATGATAATACGGATAATCTTTGGCCGTAAAATCATCGAGCATAAAGAAATCGTCATTCATAAGCAGAAATTCGTCACTAATTCCGGCATCAATAGCGGCTTTAGTTTTCATAAATGCGTTTGTGTACCATTTATATTTATCTTCTACCCATAAATATTCGACATTCTTTAAGAAAGCCGGCTTATTGCCAACAATCCAAACTCTATCGACATCCTTACAATGCTTTTCGAGCGACCGCAAAGAAAAGCGCAGCTCATCATTATTGAGCCGCGAACCGCCGCCAATATAGTATAAAACGTCCATAATGTTTCCTTATTTAGTTAAATGGTGGAACATAACCGGTTGTTATGTTTGCATCTGCCTTTTTATCAGCAAGAAGATTTTGTTCGTGCTTCAAAGCAACTTGCGCATTGATTTCCTCTTGGGTAAGCGCAACCTTATTTTGCTCGGCCTGTTCTTTGATATTGATTTCGCGAGCTTTCAAAGCGTTTTGCTCTTTCTTTATCTCAAAGTCTTGAGCGTTTTTCTGCGCATCTTGCTGTAACTTAAGCATATTCGGATCAGGCTGCTGAGGTTTAGGCGCAGCAATTTGATTTTGCAGATTTTGAAACGTGCTATCAATAACGCCATCAAATTGACGTGCAGACGGTAAACCGGAAACAACGGCAGCAACCATTTGTTTATATAAAGGCAATAAAGCCGGTTGCGCTTGAATAACCGGAACAGCCTTATCCATAAACTCGCCTATCAATTTAACGGTTTCAATGTTTCTTTCATTTTCGGCAAGCTGATTAAAGGCCGTATCTGTTTCAATACCAAGCGTTAAATCTCTTAATTTATCATGTTTTAAGAGAGTTATTGCTTGCGTAAAAGTGGTTGCATCAATTTCCATATTTGCAGCAATACTTTTCCAAGTTTGCTCGGAGAAATGCTCGCAAATAATTTCAGCTTTAATTCTAAGCAAATCAGTAATAAAGCGCTGCATATCGTTTTGCCGGTCCTGATTACGCAAAGATCCAAAGTTAGTCTTTTTCGTGACGGCTGTCGCGGTTTCGTTCGGATCAGAATTGCCACGCATAATGTCGGAAATGCCGGTAATCTCAAATAATTGATTTTTCAGTTCCTCTTTGCGTTGGCTCAATATTTTTAAGGCTTCAAGATATTGATCAATCGGCATAAAATCTAAAATGCCTCTAATTCCGCCGGCATCTTTGAGCTTTTGAAAATCGCTGACGGCAATCAAAGAAACATCTTTATTCAAGATATTATAAAGCTCAGGAAATGACTTATCATAAGCACCGCTTACCTTTAAGGCTTTCATAACGAGCTTCATTCTATCCGTAACACCGTCAAATTCGTCCAAAATACTTTTGATTTCAGTATAATCGGGAACCGGAATAAGACTATTGCTTGTCAAAGTCGCAAAAATAGGCTTAGGAATTGGGAAAAATCCCTCAACACCAAGAGGATCTTCATCAATCCTTAAAAAATCTCTTGGCGCTTCTTTTGATAACCAATAAATGACCTTTTCTTGCTTATCCCAAATTTTATAAACGCTTATCGGCTTATTTTTATAGTCGATTTCATTATCAGCAACAATTAAATCCCTTACATTTTCACCAAATGATTGAATAGCCTCTTTCTTTGTCATACACATCCGGCGAGCTATCCAGGAAGCATTTTCCCAAATACCGACTTTGTCATTATCAGCTATAAAATCAAGAGGATCGATATAGCTTGTAACGACTTTTTCATCGGTTTTAATTCTTGCTTTAATAGTAATGCTCGGATCATTCGGATCGATTGTTTCTATTTCTCCGAATGTCGGCTCGTATTTTTCTTCCAAAATTCCGCATCCGGAAATTAAAAAGTCATTTCGAGCGTATTTAATGGCGCTATCAAAGTCAAAACGCTTCAAATCCCATTGTAAGGCCTTGCCTAATAAACGAGCAGCCAAAGAACTGACCGGATTTGTTGATTTATCAGCTAATTCAACATAAGGCCGCGGCTGTTTGAAATACAAAAACGGCTTCAATGTTTCAATATGGCTCCAGAAAATATTATGCCGGGTAAATCTGCTGTCATCATTGCGATAATATTCACGGATTTTCTTAATTAAATCATAATAAGGCTGATAATCTCTTTCGGCCTTAGTTATTTTTTCAATCCACTTGGACACTTCCTCCGATCTGTCAATCGGCTGTTTATCTTCTAATATTTCATTATTCATCAGTAAATACTCCTAAAAGAGAACGTTCTCTAACAATAACGACTTCCGGATCATAACTCGGCAGCTCGTCGAAAACGTGAAACAAAACTTTATCGCCAACTTTCACGCTCCGGACATCCGGACCGACACTTTCAACGACACCGATTGTTTTTTCATCTTCATGGTTATCGGTTAAAATAATTCCGCCCTCTGTATGCTCTTTTTGCTTTTCCAAGCGGATAAAAACACGATCCATAATCGCGTTAATGTGTTTTACCATCCAATATCTCTCCTATTGCTTTGGTTAAATAAACTTTCAATTGTGACTTGGCCATTTCCATACATCGACGGAGTACCGACATCAAAAACAGGCTCGGCAAATGTTAAAACAAAGGCATCGCCTTTATCCGGACTTCTTCCAATTCTTTCGCGAACATTTTCTTTTTCTTCCAATTTCAAACGGCCGCGATGATCATAACCCTTTTCAACTGCGCATAAATCGCCGGATAATTCGTCATCATCGGGAATTTGAACCGGTAATTCTTGCCTTAACCATTCGTTAGCCTCGCCCCACATTTCAGCTCTTTTATTGGCATATCTATCCTCAAGCATAGCTTTTCCGCCAAAGTTAATGCCTCTGATAATTTCGCCAAAACCTCGATCGCGTAAAATATCATAAACACCGGCACCCTGACCGCCGACATCAAGAAATATCCTATGCGGACGATCTTCTTTAATAATCCCGGTCAAAATATTGGCCACTTGAACATTATCAAGAAAGCTATGCGCTTCCAATTTGTAACACCAACGGCCTTTTCGCCAACAAATAGCCGTTTTATCTTTACCATATCGAGCAATATCAACGCCGATAACTAATGGACTGCTTGAATTATCCATCTTGGGGACCATCGCAGCCTTGACATCTTTAGAACTTATGAGTTTTCGCTCGCCCTGAACTCTCGGCTCCCCTAACCAAACGTGCAAATAATCATCATAATTCTGCTCTTTGCACTTGGCCGCTTGAGTTTTTAACTCCTCCGGACAAAACGGATTATCATAATAATTTACCTTAACAACCAACGTCCGGTTGTCCGGAGCGGCCCCCAAACTTTTCCAAATAGGATCGTTTTCTTCCTCTCTGTTCATGGAAATCCAAATTTCAGATCCATCTTTACGAATTGTCGGATCTAAAATTTCCCATGACTTCCGGGAAATGGTTTGAGCTTCCTCAATCCATGCAATATCAACACCCTCAAGAGATTTTATCTTTTGAGGATCTTGATCGCGCAAACCTTTGAAAATAAACTTCGTTCCGGTTGCAATATTTTCTATTCTGTCGCTGTATATCTTATAATCTTCAAATTGATTGTAAGAAATACGGTCACAAAGCAGCTTATAAACGGAATCCGTCAGCGATTCCTGAATTTCACGAACACAAGCAATAAATAACTTTTCTGTCCGACCTTTTAACAATAAACAATCGGCAAAAGCGAAAGATTTACCCCCACCGCGACCGCCATAAAATAATTTATAGCGTTTCTTCTCCATCAGCAGCGGCCGGAATATCGTTGCTATTTGTATCTCCACTCGTTCCATCGACAAATTTAACCAATGCTTGTTTTAGTGTTAATGTTCCATCGTTGTGTTCTTGCCAAGTCTTTGAAAAGCTGTTTTTCAGAATAAAATCGGCCTTATTACCGGGGACACCCTCAGCACATTGCCGAACCCAATATTCTTCCACCGCATTTTCAAAACTCTCAACAATGTATTTGAAGCCTTTTTTCTTGCCATAATTGTAAAATGTCGTTTTAGATATGCCGGCAAAATTACAAAAGGCCTCCAAAGTAACCGGATTGGGAATATTCGCTTTAAGAATTCCGGTTTTTGTAATCTTTTCGATAACGCGCTTTTCAGACCAAACAAGAAATTCTTCAATTTTAGCAAGCATTTCGGCCGGTTTTTCAAATTTAACCGGACGACCGCCTAAAAAACCGTATTTTCTGCGAACTTCTGCCAAAGTATCATCTTCTTTGACCTCAATTTCCTTTTTTTTCTTACTTTTTGCCATTTAAACCCCTTTTAATGGCGCAAGGTTAATCGCTCGCAAGCCCTTATTTTCCTTGAACTTGCGGCAATATTTCAAAATCTCGCGCATATTTTCGAGTAAAAAAACCTTGTAAAATCAATATATTTACATAAAAAGAACCGGCAGCTATACTGGCCACCGGCACTAAAATCAGAAATATATGTCTCATTCTCATAATCCGAAAAGCAGCTTTCAAACTTACTCCCCGTATTATACCAATTTTTATAACAAAAAAATGCAATTATGTAAAATGCTAAAGTGTAAAATGATGTAAAATATTTCCGTCTAAAATATCATTTAGACAAAACAGAATTATTTTGATAAAGTGTCTCATATATTCTAAGCAAGGCTTTATTCATATATAGATTAAGCATCTGCCGAGTAAAGTTCAAATTATATTCCAAAATCTTCCAAGGAATTGGCCGAGATTTTAACCGGGCATATAAAAGCTCTTTTTCAAATTTATTAAGAAGCGGCAACCAATTATCAACGACAAACCAACAATCGGTTATGTCATCCGGCGTTACGACTTCCCATTGAAGATCATCCGGAGAAACATTGTCATTATATTTCTGCATCATGCTCCAAATTCCATTTTGAGCCAACCCAGGACGCTTGGGGGCGGGGATTGCTCGCATTGTTGCAATAAAACGAGCATATTCATTTCTTACATCGTCAATAGATTTGATTTTACGCAATGTCATGCCCTCCGTTTTTTAATTGTTGGTATTCCTGCGGGGTAATGCCAAGCAAAACGCTGACTTTACCTTGTCGCTCGGCAAATTTATAAATCTGCCGGCAAATCCACCGCTTTTCTATTGAATTTCCTAATTTGTTGGCAATAAGCCAATTTTCAACGCCTTTAATCAAAAACCGATCAGCCCGGCGATATGAATTAAAAAATTCATCTTCCAAATCAATCTTGAAATCTTTTGTGATCAAAACTTCATTCTCTGTCGGTGTATGCGGTGCAGATAAAAGATTGAAGTTCTTAGCCGCAGAATTCGCCGCATTTGCTTTCCTTGCCGATTCCGGCCGCAGGCCGTCAACTGCATTACTGCCCGCGATAGCGGGATTATTGTCCGTCTGCCCCACTGCCGCAGATCCATCCTCCCGACTGCCGTTCCTCCGTTCCTCCTTACTGCCGCCGATTGCAGGGACGGCTGCAATCGGCACTGCCTTACTGCAAGACAAACCGCTTGTCTGGTTATTGCTTTTATCCACAGATGAGGATTTGTGCAAAACTTGTTTTTCTCCCACACCCTCTTTTCCTGTATCCAATAATTCCTTACTTGATGAATTTAAATAATAATTATTATATACGCGCGAGCAGAAATCTCCGCTATCGCTTTCCGGATAAGGTTTTGAGGTCGATTTTGTAACGCTTTTTTCACTTTTCCCGCAGAAATCTCCGCTATCCTTTACCGAGCAAGGATTTGAAGCTGATTTTGTAACGCTTTTTTCATTACTCTCCGCAGAAATCTCCGCAATCTCTTGCCCGCTAAGGCGTGAACACTGTTTTTGTAACGCTTTTAAATTTTTCTTTTTTTCGCGATGTTTTTGAACTCGCTTTTTATCTTTTTTCCGGCGGTGGGTAATTTGAGCTTTTCGCTTGGCTAATTCGGCAGCACGAGCGCTCTTTGAATTATCGCTTGTTTCGTTTATTGTTTCAGGAATTGCAGCCGGGCAATCATTTATTTCAGAATTTGCCGGCATTGTCCGGCCAAAATAATCGGAATTAGCAGTTCTCATCTGCTTAACCACGGAACGGAAAACGGCTCTTGCGTCAGGCGATAAGCCGGACACATCAAAGCCGTTATCGGTGCGGTGGACGTCCCAATAATGGACATAGGCACGAATAGCCCGAAAGACCTCAACAAAGACCTCCGGAGGATAATCTTCCAATGTGTCGTAAATCACATCGGGCGTTAAAATCAATTTTCTGTAAAATTCCGCCATAGCCCCATTCTTATGTGAAATTTTGTTAATAATAGTCTTTACAAACCCTTGAGGTGGTATAAGCAAAACGCCGATAACACCTCAAGGAACAATAATCAAACGGATTTAGTCATCCTCATCTTCTGAATCGTCGACTTCCTCAAATTCGGCATCCGTAACATCGCTATGATGAGCAGGCAATAAAGCGACAGGATCAGAAACACCTTTTCCGTCTGCTTCTTGATATTCATCATTGCAATTTTCAAACATTTCGCGTTGATCCGGATCTGCTTTGAGCTTATCCTCCCCACCGCTGAATTCATCATCTCCGTTAGTAACAATTAAAATCGGCCGACCTTGAACTGAAATCAATTCATCAGCGGAAGCCGTATTTGCTTTAATTTCAGCTTTTAGGCCGTTGTTAATGGTAATCTTACCTAGTTCGGCTTGGACAACTCTGCGTCCACCGGAAGCGACAATATTAACAGCCTTATGGACCAATTTTTTAGCAGCAGATCTCGCTTGCTCGATTTGCTCTGTTTGCTCGGCCTCGCTCATTTCTTGGTAAGTCTTTGGAAATTGCCGCAATCTATCAATTAAGAAAGCAGCAATATCGCCGGTTAACGTTTCCTTGGCTAAATTAGCCCCATAATCATTATTGCTCATTTTTTCTCCTTTACGTTGGTTGTTAATAAAAAATTATTTAGGCAAAGAGAATTCTTCATTCTCTGCTTTAACTCGGCGATATTCGCCGTCAATTTTCACAAATGGCCGCTGCTCGTTAATATCCATTTTAGCATCGACCGCCTTTGTAAATTTATCATCCGGATTTTCGATAAAAGCCCACTTGAACAATAAACAAACGACCTTTGCGGACGGATTATTGAACCGGTAGGCTAAAATAACTTGAGTAATATAAAAATCAGCAAGTTCTTCCATCGTATGTATATATCCGGAGGCCTGCAAAAACTCGTTAGCCTCAAGATCTGCTTTCTTTCTTTCATCTCTCAGCGTTAAATCTGGGAGTTTTTCCCGAGACCATTTAACAATTTTCCCCTCTGTCCATTTCATTTTTTAACTCTCCTTAGTGTAAAATCCCTAATTCTAACCGGCGGGCATAATATCGAACCGTTGACGCTTGGATATTAAGTTTTTTAGCAATTTCAAAAGTCCGCATTCCGGAATTGATAAGATTTTCAATATCAGAATATCTATCAGAACGAACAGCCCTGTGTTTTTTATTTTTAATTCTGTATTCTTTGACTTCTGTTTGTATTGCCCCCAATAAAATATTTGATTTTCTTAATTCAGGACTATCGCTGGCCTTTATAAAGTGACTAATTGCCGGGGCGTATTTTTTCTTAGTTAAAAATAAATTATCGATTGCGCAATTTTGAGAATTACCATCTATAAAACAAAGCATTTCCCCTTTTTTTAATGGCTCATTATGCTTTTCCCATTCGACATGATGTTTCATGCGCCATTTGTTAGGCTCTGAAACCTTAACATACATATATCCATCGGAACATAAACGCTCACTTCCTACCGGTCTATGATTGCACGGCGTGTTTCCTTTTTTAAACATTGTCGCCTTACATTTTTGATAAACGTCATCCGGCATTTTCTTTCCTTTATTATCGGGAATATGTCCTTTTTCAAAACAGCCGGTAAATCCATTATGCCAACCCTTTCTTTGGCACAAATGGCGCAAACAATCGACAGTATAATCCGTCTTAAATGTTTTATTAAAATTTTCAGTAAGCAGCTTATGCGGACAGCCCTTAACATGGCTTTTAATCCATTTCAGCATTTCCGGAGAATAAAAAAGTGCGTGTCCTTTAGGCATTGCTCGAACTCTTATAAAAATTTTTGTCTCTGATTACGCGAGGTTTATTTAAATCTTCAATAGGAACAATTATTTCTGAACTTGCCCGGGTTGGAATAGATTGCAGTTTCATTTGCTCGGCTTTCATCTGTAAAGCATAATTTTGGATAATTGCGGAGGCCACATTTCCCATTGTTGAAGCTCTGTTAATTTCATCTTTTAACTCGTCACCCTTTAGATCATTTTTACTTAAACGGTCCAAGGCTCCAAAAAGATAATTATTTAAATCTTTGAGATCAGACATACATTTCCCTTTCAGTTTTTAATAAAAATAAATTCCTCGGTCTCTTGTATATTGTTCCTTGCAGGCATTATCCCAAACAAGCCATTCATCAAAATATTCAAGCAACCGACCTTTAGCCCTGCGAGCTGAAGCAATACTCTCCGTTACATAAGGGACAGAACAATGATGTTCTTTTGCAAATGCCGACAATGTCGGCCAAACTTCCAAACGTTCAATATCGATAATACCGGAACGGTGCATCAACTGTTCAGGATTACTTGACAATTCCCTCATTTTTAATTTTTGAGCTTTTATGATTTTTCTTTCACGATCCAAAGCAGCTATACTCTTAAATATTTTATTGAATTTCTTCATGGTTATTCCCCAAAAAGAAGCCAATAAACGACATAGCAAGTAATTCCCGCAGCTATAAAAGTTCCGTCAATCACGCTCCTGCCTCCGGTTGGTATGTTTCAAAGAAATCATTTGCCGTAACGGCGCCTTTTGTAAATTCTGTTATTTTCTGCATATTCTCTTTTGTTGGAATTCGCGTTTCATTAACATAACGAGATATTGCGGTTTGGCTGACGTTTAGGGCATTTCCTAAGTCGACGAGCTTAATTTCATTTTGTTCAACGTAAGTTTTTAATTTCATGGATTACCTCTCTTTTTTCTTTTTATTACCAAAATGGTTATAAGAAGTCAATAGAAAAATAACCATATTGGTTATTTACTAAATAACCATTTTGGTATATATTGATAAAAAAGGAGGCTTCATGAGCAATAAAATTAAAGAAGTAAGACTAGAAAAAGGTTTGACTTTACAAGGACTTGCGGAGCGTGTTGGTACATCCGCACCGCAAATTGATCGCCTAGAAAGAGGGCTTAGAAGATTAACTATTGATTGGCTGAATAGAATAGCTAAATCATTAGATGTTACCCCCGGAGCTTTGCTCAATAGTCAATTTATAGAAAAAGAAATTGAGGTTGTGTATAAAATGGGATATGTCCAAGCAGGGAAATTTAATGAAGCGTGTCAATTACCGGAGGCAGAATGGGAAGCAATCCCTTATCCTGTCAATGATAATTACAAAAAATGTCATTTATTCGCTCTTGGCGTTCTCGGCGACAGTATGAATTTAATCTTTCCGCCGGAAAAAACGACTTTAATTTGTTGCCCTTATGCTGAATGGTTGGAAGCTAATTCCGATCAGGACATCGAGGGAAAGTATATAATTGCGTATCGTAAAAATGCAGATGGCTTATGCGAGGCCACTGTTAAGAAATACACCAAAATAGATGAAAATACGATAATTCTTGTCGCAGAATCCTCCAATCCGGAAATCAAGCCTATTGTTATACATCCGGATAATAATGAATATGACATCGCCGCCGTTGTTATTGGCGATATGCGCACATACTGAAAGGATATAACATGAAAAAATATATACTCTTTACAAGTCTTATGCTTTGCGGCTGCGCTATGAATTCATTTTTATATAATGATGAAAACGGCAATCCTGTTTATAAAGCGAATTGCAGCGGCGCTTTTTTAAGTTTTGCCGAATGCTTAGAAGCAATGGGAAAAACTTGCCCCACCGGCTTTAATGTCTTAATGTCATCCGAGCAGCAAGTCGGAACTTTCTCGGATTACAATTTAACCGGAGGGACATCCGGAACCGCAAGCGGCACCGTGTACGGATCCGGAAACATAAACGGATCATTTAATAATTATGGCAATTACGGAACATTAAACGGAAATTCAAGTTTTAATGCTTACGGTAATTCACAGTTTAATTCGCATTCAAATTATAACATGGGCGGTTATACAATGGCCAATGTCAATCGATATGTCGTTTATTCATGTAAAATAATTGATCCAAAAAAATAATTTATTCACACAGTTTCACATAGTTTAACATTTATCCACCGCCTCAAAGGCGGTGTTTTTTTACGTTTTTCATTTTATCTAAATAAAAAATAACCATTTTGGTAATTTTTTTATTGACTTCTTATAACCATTTTGGTAATAGGTAAATTATAAAATAACCATTTTGGTAATAAGGGGATGAAAAATGAAAGAACACGATATTTTTAATTCACACGAACAAATTTCAAAAATTGACGCTTGGATCGCTAAGGCTGACAGAATTACAGAGTTTGTCGGAACAATGCTCATTACGTCAATGACTATTCTTTTAATCTGGCAATATCTTATTCGCTAGGATTGCCATGCAAACAGGTTTATTTGTATATGCAGACAAGACAGTTTCACGCTGTTTTAATTCCCGCAAACCACTAAAAGGAATTTACTGCCGGATAAGTGAAACACGATCCGTTATTATCCGGCCGATAGAAACTCCGAGAAAATTAAAATGGGAAGAAGCTCAAGCCTTTTGTTCACTATTGGACTGTAAAGCTCCAAGCCGACAAGAATTATACGGAATATGGATGAATAAAAAAACAATCAATAAACAATTATTTATCGCCGGACTTCCGGAAATCAAAGACGAATTTTATTGGGCTGCTGATAAAAACCGCGACAATTTAGCTTTCGGGCTGAATATGTTCGATGGCAGCGGCTTTGAGATCAACGCTAGGGGACGTTGTCTCATTCTTCCGATAATTCCCCTTTTAATCCTACCACATAACAAAGAGAGGTAACAAATGGACACAACTTCAAAAGCACTCGAAAATCTTGCGTTTATCAGAATGATCTTAGAACAAAGCAAAATGAACCCCAATTTCGAGCAAATCGACCTCATTTATAAAAAGACTGAAATTTCAAACGATAATCAACAATAGGAGAAAAAATGCCAAACACATGGAATAAATATCCGGACATTAAACCGGCAGAAAGCGCCAAATTTTCAGAATTTCTGGTTGCTTATCCAAACCCTCGTCTTTATTCGGGCAAATACCCGGAATTAAACAGAGATATTCCCAAATATATCTTTGATCTCGATGTATGGATGGGGGATAGATTTGCGATGCGCGATGAAAAAGTATGTCTATGGACGGCATTTTCTCGACCGGAGGAATAATTGAAATGGGCGTTGTTTACAAAAAAAACACAGAACTCCGCAAGGAATTATATTCCGAACATCCGGAGTTTGACCAAGACAAAATTTGCTTTCTCGGTAAACCTTTACGCCCATTTTTCAAAACAGAGGAAGATTATCAGAAATTTCTTGAGCGTGTCCGTTTTGGAAAACCTCAAGACAAACTTTTCAAAAATTTAACAGCTATTGAAAGATTAAAAAATGCCGGCAGACAAATTCGATCCAAACAACCTAAGTAATCAAATCCGCGCCCTTGAAACAATTATCAATCGTTTAGGCGGTATTTATACCCGCTCGGTTATTCGTGGCTACATGACAAGAGGAACAGCCGATTTCGAATTGGCTTGCTTGGCTCAAATATTATTAACCTTAAAGAATTTAGAAAAAGGGAAAAATCATGGGGAATAACTTAAACGAACTTAACAGCATAATGTTTGACGCATTACGCAAAGTTATGGACAACAGCTTAAACAAAGATCAGCTCCAAACAGAAATTGAAAGAAGCCGAGCCGTTGCCGGACTTGCTGAAAAAGTTATCAATGCCGGACAACTGGCGGTTAAAACTGCCGTCATTATTGCAGCTCAAGACGCTTCCCCGGAACAAATGCCGGATCTGTTGAGCGGAAATCCTAACCCTAATCATGCGCAATTATCAGGTAAAAAGCGCTCTTATAAAACTATTGCCGCAGATTTTGACGAGAATGAATATGACTAATCATAGCCCATTTAGCCCGGAACAACGCGCTTTTTTAACTGAAACTTTGAATAACAATATGCCGATTATGGATATTGCTGAATTATTCATGAAGAAATTTTCCCGGAAAATAGCATCAAAAGGCATAAGAAATTTCAGGCTAAGAAATAATATTAAAAGCCCTGATTTTCATTACACCGATAATATGATTAAATTTGTCCGGAAACGGCTTATTGCAGGGAAACAAGTTACTCAAATAACCAAAGAATTTAATAAGTATTTCAAACTCAAAAAAGATGTAAATTGTATATACGAACTTATTCGCAGACAGGGCATTAACCCTAAGATTAAGAATATTCATAAATATACAAAAGAACAAATTGATTTCTTAAAAAATAACGCAGAAAACACACTTTATAAGGATTTAACCCAAAAATTCAACGAAACTTTTGGAACAAACCAATCGACACAAAAGATTAAGGTTGCCTGCCGACACCGGAAGATATTTAATAAAATGCTCGGTAAAGCTCCCGGTCCTTTAAAGTCGGCTGACGGTGTTACAAAAAAATGGGGCGATTTAACTTTCATTAAAATAAATGGTCAATGGATATTAAAGCAACGCTACGTTTACGAAAATAATTTCGGGAAAATTCCGGACGGCTGCAACATCGTATTTATAGATCACAATCCGGATAATTTCGATCCTGACAATTTAGCACTTGTTAAAAGACAACAATTGCCAATGCTTATGAAAACAAAATTTTCATATTCAGACAAACAAACTTTAACAGATCAAATCGCTTTAGCTGATTTGCGTTTAGCAATCGGCAAAGCTGAGCGCAAACTTAAAAACAGAAAAAAGGGGAAAAGTAATGACTAAAATTCAAAAAATACTTTCTGAGCAAGGACGCAAGGAACTTATTGATATTCTTCAAAAGGAATGGCCTCCGATTATTGCTCGCAGCAAGATAGATTTTTACACCGGAGGCGTATATCAAGCCGGAACTTTGGCGAATGAAGATAGCAAAGGAACAGGGCCTAAAAATCCTATTTATGGACAAGGCGGCCGAGTTTCTTACCTGAAACCTCATTTAATTGATTGGGTTATGAATAAAGTCATCGTCAAAGAAACGGTTGATCCAAACAATTAACATTATAGGCGGCTTATAAATTATCGTCCCTATCGGCGACAATTTAGGTTAAATCCAAGTCCATAACTAACAAAGCCGCCTACCTCATGAATTTACCGGGGCGGGTATTATTATGATCGTTTTTATTCATTTAATAAATCCCTTAATACACTCCACCGCCCCACCTCAAACCAAGAAAGGACCTGCAATGAAACACCTATTCAGAAAGATAAAACTTAAATTTTACAAAATTTTTGTCGCTAGTTGGGAGGATCGTCTCGATGATGAGTAAAAAAGAAAAAGCCGCTTTAATACGCGTCATTATTTATATTTTTGGCTGCTTAACCTACATCGCCGGTAATAAAGTCCCGGATGATATTGCCAAAGATCTCGAAACACTCGGATTAAAGAAAGAGGAATAATTATGCCTAAAATCCTTGTTACCGCGACAGTTATTATATCCGATGATGAATTAAAGGCTTTTGCTTACGGCGTTCAATTCCATTGGCCGCATATAAAAGCCGAAAAATTCCTTGAAGATATATATTCCGGAAACCAAGCTCGCATTGACTATCCGGATAAAACAGCTACCACCTATGAAATTATAAAGGAGAATTAAACCATGGAAGAAAAAACACCTGAAACAATAGAAGATTTGAAAAATCAAATTGACGATTTGAATGCAATCATAAACGAGCAACGCCACAGCTTAATTTATGAAAAATTGAATAAATTGAAGTTAACCGATGAGCTTGGCAAAATAAGAAAGGCCATGGACACCGCTTTAGTCGCCTTAGCTGAAATTGATCTTCTCACAAAATCAGCCAAACAAGGCGTCCATTATGCACCTTTAGCCTGCATTCAACAAACGCAAGGAATTGTTAGCTTTGCCTTAGATATGATCGAGGAAAAGAAAAAATGATCCGGCGATTACTTTGTTTATTGGGATTTCATAAATGGCATACCTTGAGAATTTACGAATATGATGAATTTTATATCGGCTGCCTGAAATCAGCAAAATATAAAGAAATAACAAGATGTATATACTGCAGAAAGGAAAAGAAATGAAAAAGTTTTATTATGTTTACAATCCTAGTCAAAGCAAACCAAAGCACAAATACGAAACCTATGAGGAAGCAAGACAAGCAGCGGAAGAAGTCGCAGGGCTAGCCCCGGATCAGGAAGTTTATGTATTAGAAACTAGATGCTGCTTCAAGTCAAAAAATATCGTTGAATGCGATGAAGTTGAAGAAAAAATTCACGCAATGGAGCAAGAACTTCGAATTCACAACATGAATCGCGAAAACAACATTGAAAAAATGAAAGAATATTCAAAACAAGGGCTTTTCACGACTTGGAAAATGTTAAAATAAGAGGAATTTAATGAATGACAGAATATGAAGATTTAGCCTTTGAGCCGGACATGACAACAGAAGAATTATGTAAATATATAAAAGAGAAATATCCGGATAATGAATACTTGTCAGTAGATGATGAGGTTAAAAATTGCGAAACAATATTTATCGATAACAAAGAGGGCGATGACATCCAATTTGATATTCCGGCCGGAATTGTCGCTCTTAATGGGACTATAATCGCGTGGAATGTTAAGCCTGAGAAAATTAAAATCATTATCGATAATCTTTACGGAGAATAAACAAATGACATTATGGGACTTAATTTATTGGATCGGATATGGTGTCGCTTTCTTAATGTGCGCCATTGGATTAACAATGATGGCTAAAAAAGATGAAAACGCCGATAACTTCTTGCCGGTAATATTCGGGGCTTTGTTCGGAGGGCTGCTATCTTGGGGGATTCCTATCTGGTGGATCGGTTATCAATTTTATACAAGGAAAATATTGAAATGAGCAACTTCGTATGTAAACGCTGCGGAAAATGCTGCGGTTTTGTTCCTTTTACCAAGAAAGAATATAACAATATCCGGAAAGAAGCAAAAGAACTTAATATTTCTTTTGAAAAAAGCGAGATGTTCGGGAAAACCGTTTATTTTCCTAAAAAGCTATTTAATAAATTTACTTCAATAAATGAAAATATGTCTATTGAAGAAATGCAGCAAACAATCGGCGAATTAACTTGCCCTTTTTTAGAGAGAAATGCTTTAGGGCTTTGCTCCTGTAAAATTTACGACAAGCGGCCGGAAGTTTGTCGGTTATTCGGAAATGGCAAGCATCCTCATCTAATTTGCCCCAATAACAGGAGGATATAATATGATTGGGATGATATTAACAGAACTAAGAACTGAAAAAGGTATATCTCAAGTTAAGTTTGCATATAAACTCGGAATAACGCCATCTTGGTATTGTGCTATTGAAAAAGAAAGAAAAAAGCCGTCTTATCAACTTTTAAGAAAAGCGGCTCAGGAATTAAATTTATCAGAGGAAGAAACAGACAATCTTTGTAAATTACTTAAAAAAAACAATACAAAATTTCTCTCAGAAATAACAAACATGGAACTCCGGGACCAATTGGAAGCAAAAGACCAACAAATTAAAGAAATGACAGCGTTGCTTAATGAAATTGACGGCATTTATTCATGCGGCATCAACAAAGCAGAAACAGAAGATGACGCGTATATTCTTTATAACTCAACTTTTACAGAATTAGATAAACTCTTTAATAAATGGGAGAAAATGAGAAGATGATTAGAAAAATTTTATGTTTTCTCGGAGTTCACGGGTGGAAAAGATTAGAATATACTTGCATTCATATAAAAAAGTGTCCTTGGTATTGGGACAGCGGTTTAATTGTATGTAAAATATGCAAAAATAATATTTTCGTTTGTAAATATTGCGGGAAAAAGAAGAAATGACTAAAACATTAAAATTAGTTCTAACCGACCATTGGTTTGAAGAAATTAAATCAGGCCGCAAAACACACGAATACAGGCTCGAAACGCCTTTTTGGCGAAAACGAATAGTGCGTGATGGTTTCTTTTATAACTTTGATTTTGTTGAATTTCAAAAGGCCTATCGCAAAAATGCCGAAAAAATGACTTTCAAAATTAAATCCATAAGTATTCACAACGGCAAAAACACCGATTTAAGAGTTGATACAGATGTTTTCGACATCGAACTCGGAGAACGTGTAAAATGATATATCAAGTTTACGTCAATAATGACTTAATGAAAGAATACAGCCACCGCATCCAAGCGATTATATGGCTTATGATGCATGGTTATGTATATAGCGGAGACGGCTTATTCTTTATGTCGCCCACCGCTAAAATAAAAACAGTAATAACAACTAACAGAAAGGAAAAACAAAAAATTGAATAACAATACAAATAAAGATATTATTAACCCAACAGCAATCCAACCAATGAATCCGATTGCTCCTTACCTTGGCGGAAAGCGCCTTTTATCAAAAACAATTATCCCGATTATAGAAACGATTCCCCATGATCTATATTGTGAGCCGTTTCTCGGAATGGGCGGCGTGTTCTTCCGGAGAAAGCAACGCCCAAAATGTGAAGTCATCAATGACATCAACTCGGAAATTATAAATATGTTCCGTATGGTTGAAAAATATCCGGATTATCTAATCAATATGTTAAAATTCAAAGTATGCAGCCGAGCCGAGTTCAAACAAATGGTTAACACGCCACCGTTACTCTTAACCGAACTCGAGCGGGCTATTCGATTCCTATACATTCAAAAAAATGCCTTTGGCGGTAATACGCAGCATCAGGCTTTCGGTGTCGATATTGGTAGAACTCGGTTTAATGCGTTCAAAGTCGCCAAGCAAATCGAGGCCTTGCATGAAAGATTGCAAGATGTTTATATTGAATGCTTGCCATATCAAGAAGTTATCCGGCGTTATGACCGGCCGACAGCTTTATTCTATCTTGATCCGCCTTATTGGAATTGTGAAAATGATTATGGCAAAGGAATATTCGGAAAATCAGATTTTTCTAATCTGGCCAATATTCTTAAGGATATTAAAGGCAAATTTATAATGAGTATAAATGACGTTCCGGAAATCCGAGAAATATTTAAGGATTTTCATATAAAAGAAGTAAAAACGACCTACACGACCGGCACTCAAACCGGCAAAGCAGCAAATGAGCTTTTAATCAGTAATCACTCTATATAATATATAGTGTAAATTTCAGCTCATTTATGCACACGGTAAAAGCCCTTTTTAGGGCTTTTATTTTCACATAATTTCACATAGTTTAACAATAAAAAGCGGGGCTATGGCGGGGCTAAATTCAGTTTTTTATAAAAAGCGGGGCTGATTATTTGATTTTAGGCAAAAGAAAAGCCCTTGATTTACAAGGGCTTGAATTGGTGGGCGCTGAGAGGTTCGAACTCCCGACCCTCTCGGTGTAAATTATTTTTAGCCTGTTTTCACGCACTTTCACATAGTTTCATAGAATCAATTAAAATCCTTGACAGATAAGGAAAAAAGCATTTATAAATTGCTTTGTAACTTCACACAGTTTAACACAGCTTAACAATAAAAAGCGGGGCTATGGCGGGGCTAAAAATGGCAGGAAAAATTCAGAAATCAAAGTTCTCAGGAATTCGCTACCGTGAAAGCGACACTAGAAAAAACGGATTAAGAAAAGACCGTTATTTCTTTATAAGGTATAAAAGGAACGGAAAAGACATTGAGGAGGGTTTCGGTTGGGAATCGGAGGGCTTCACAGAATCCGCAGCCTATGAAGAACTTTGCGCAATTAAGCAAAACATTAAGACAGGATCCGGATATTTCAGCCTAAAAGAAAAAAGAGAGAAAGAACAGGCCGAAAGAGACGCCACCGCGGCCAAAAACATTACAATTAACGCCTTTTTTGAGGAATATTTCATTCCTTATCACTTAAACAATAAAACCGGGAAAACAAAGGATAATCAAATAAAACTCTATGAAAAACACATAAAAAACGAACTTGGCCATAAATATCTTAATGACATTACACGATTCGACATCGAGAAAATAAAAGCAGAAATGATCCAAAAGGATTACGCTGCTGCAACAATAAATTATATAA